AGCTTCACGTTCCGACTGAGACGCATCTGCCGCACCGTCACCCACCGAGCCATCGGGAGCGGCGGCGCGGACGGAGGCTCCGAGATTCCGTTCGGAGCCACGCAGCTCTCGGAGGGCGCGGCGCAGTTCAGCGCGTCGGTGCATCTCGCCAACCCCTACGGCGACATGTTCCTCACGCAGGCCGAGAGGGACGCGCTGGGCATCGGCGGCGGGCAGGCGTGCGTCATGTCCGCCTACTCGTGGCCCGCGTCGCAGGGCGGTGACCCGTAGTGCTTCTGGAGCGCATGGGCGCGACCGTCACGCTTGAGCGCCCAGACGGAACGACCGAGGACGTTAGGCACGTCCTGTACTACGACGCCGACGCATCCGACCAGACCGTTATGGACGTGCAGACGCGCTTCATCAACCAGGCACGCTACAAGGGCGACTCCAAGACGCTCACGCTGCTGTGGCCGAAGGGCGCGCCGCACGACCTGATGGACTGCCACGTGTGGGTAAGGGGCGAGAGGTTCCGCATCTACGCGAATCCCACTCCGCCGTCTGGCACGCCGCTGCTCAACGGCTACGACCTGTTCGTGACCGCCACGCACTCGATGTTCCTGTACGACGCCGAGCTTCTGAAGGCCAGCCGATACAAGGACGAGTGGGGCGCGTGGCACACCGACGAGTACCAACCGACGCCGATGAGGGTCAATCTCCTGCGCCTGTCCGAGGACGTGGTCTACGAGGTGGGCCAGCACGGCTTCGGCGGCGTGGTTCTTCTTGAGCTGCAACCAGACACGTGGGACAAGGCATACGTCAAGTTCCGCTTCCAAGGCCACACCTACAACATAACGTCCGTCGACTACGCGCACGACGTGGTAGTGATAGGAGGCGTCAGGGAGGCCACCGATGAGTGACGTGACCTGCGACGTGAACGACTTCTACGAGAACGTGATGCACATGTTCGAGGCGCAGGTGGACGAGGCCGAGCAGCAGCTCGCCGAGGACATCTACGCCGCAGCCGACGACGCCGTGGCCGAGCTGAGGGATGCGAGGGGCGAGTGGTCGCAGTCCGAGGACTTGGACGGACGCTCCGCCTACCTGTACGAGAAGGGCTGGAAGGCGTACAGGCACAAGCCCAAGGACGGCCACATAGAGGCCGTGGTCGCGAACAAGAACGCGCCCGGCCTGACGCACCTCATCGAGAACGGCCACGAGCTGTTCGTCTACGGCCACGACACGGGCAGGCGCACGAGGGCGAGGCCGCACATCAAGAACGCGTACGAGAACTCCGCAAACAAGCACTTCGGGAGGTACTGACCATGGCGATTGCAACGGTCGGGCAGGTCGTCACGCTGCTGGACGGCATGGACGTGCCGAACGCCCAGATGATGTGGGACAACGACGACGACATACCGAAGCCCCCGTACGTGATTCTCGTGCCGCACGAGTCCAACAACCTGCACACGGACGGAACCGTGTCGTTCGAGGCGCAGAGGTACGACCTCGAACTGTACTGCAAGACGCGCGACATACCGCTTGAGAAGCGCATAAAGGCCGCGCTGAGACAGGCCGAAGTCGACTACGACACCGACTATGCCGTGGACGACAAGGGCCAGGTAATCATCACCTACTTCCATGTGACACTGACAGAACAGGAGGCCAGCTAATGGCTACAACCGAACGAATCGCGGAGTGGGGCATCAAGAACCTCGCCTTCGCAAAGATCACCAAGACCAACGGCGTAATCACCGGGTTCGGCACGCCGTTCATGCACCCGGGCGCTATCACCCTCAACATCAGCGCGGGCAACAACACCGACAACGGCCTTGCCGCAGACGACGGGCGCTACTACGGCGGCGGCGCTGCGAAGACCAAGACGGGAGAGCTCACCGTCGCGCGCTTCCTGAACAAGTTCCGCACCGAGATCATGGGCGAAGAGGACTACGACGGCATGATGGTCGAGGGCAACGGGGCGCAGGCCGAGTTCGCCATGCTCTGGGAGGTCAGCGACGACCAGGGCGGCAACCGCAACGTCTGGTACAACTGCACCGCAGGCGACATCACCAAGAACAACCAGACCGTCGCCATCGACGGCACCATCACGTACGGCACCGAGACGTCCACCGTCACCTCAACGATGGTGACGCTTCCCAACGGCGTCGTCGCGCGCAAGGCGACCATACAAAAGGGTGACCCTCGCTACGACACCTTCTTTGATGCGGTCGTGCAGCCAGAGCGCACCTCGACCGACGCGCCGAAGCTGAGCGCGCTTGCCATCGGCTCGCTGACGCTCACGCCCGCGTTCGACGCCGACACAACGACCTACGCGGCCACCACGACCAACACCAGCGACGCGGTCACCTTCACTGCGCCTCTCGGCGTGACCGTAGCCGCGACCGCCAACGGCGCATCAATCGCCAGCGGCGACTCCGTGACGTGGAACGAGGGCACCAACACCGTCACCGTCACGCTGACGGGCGCTACCGCATCCACGACCTACACCGTGACCGTCACCAAGGAGTAGCGGCCACATCAGGTTCGACCCCCATGGGTGGCGGGGAGCTGTTCCTAAGCGGCTCCCCGCCTTTTTCTTAGGAGATGAGCAATGGCAGTACCGAGAGACAACGTGCGCGAGTGGCGCATAGGAGAGAAGACGTACCAGCTTGAGGCCTCGCTGGGCGCTGGCAAGGTCTACCGTGACGAGTTCTTCGGCAAGTTGGACGCGCCGTACAAGGGCATCCTCGCCGACGACATGCTGCAGGTGTACCACAAGGCGCAGCCGTTCGAGGAGAGCGAGGACGGCGAGACGGTCGAGAACCCCGACTACGTCGGATACGACGTCGAGGCGCTTCTGCGCATCGCGTGGGCGATGGCGCGCGCCGAGGGCGGCATGAAGAGGGGTTGGGACAAGTTCTACGCCGAGGTAATCCACCAGCCAGCGGGACTGTTCGAGGAGGCCAGCCTGTATGACGTCGTGATCGTGCGGCTGGGCTCTGGAATCACCTTTCGCAGACCCGAGGGACTCGGAGGCGCTGAGGAACCCGACGAGGCGAATCAGGAGCCCGAGGGATAGCGACGAGCGGCACGCCCCGACCGTCGAGGAGAGGGCGTGGCCTGACGAGGCGCGCATCCTCTCCGTGATGGCGCACGGCTTCAGCCACGACGAGGCGTGGCACATGTCGTTTCGGGACTACCACCGATACACGAGGCTCGCGGCTGCATGGTCGATTCCCTACGACCAGCGCGAGAGCGTCACGTTCGTCGCTTCCGAGAGGGACAGCGAGGACTTCACCTAGCCTGATTGGGGGCACGCATGGCCGACTACAAGGGCTTGAACATACGCTTTCGCGGCGACACCACCGACGCGGCGAAGGCACTCAACATACTCGGCAACGAGGCGCGCGCGGCTCAGGGCAACCTGACGGGAATCCAGAACGCGCTCAAGAACACCGAGACGAACAGCAAGGCGCTCGACGCCGCGCTCAAGGGCATGCAGCTCAACCAGCTCGGCAAGCAGTACGAGGCCGCGCAGCAGAAGGTCGTGGCATACGGAAGGTCGCTCGACGCGCTCGGCAGGAACCTCGCAGCCGCGCAGCAGAAGCTCGTGGCGAACCAAGACGCCCTCGCGTCGATGCCAGACAAGTACGACGCGCTCGCGTCGAAGTCGCAGGAGTTCGCGTCGCGCGTGCAGGGCTCGATGGCCGAGGTGGTGGCTGCTCAGGAGGCGCTCGCAGGAACGCAGGTCGGAACTGACGAGTACGCCGAGGCGTTCCAGAGGCTTGACGACGCAGTGCTCAAGAACGTTCAGAACGTGACGGCGGAGGGCGACGCGCTCAACAAGCTGTCTGCGCAGTACGGCACCATCGAGGGCGCGATCAACAGCGCCGAGGAGTCAATCCGCTCGACTGGCACGGCGATCGAGGAGACCAACCAGAAGATTCTCACGCAGGAGTCAGCGGCACGGTCGCTCCAGCAGCAGTACGAGGCCATGAGCGCGGCTCTCGCAGCGAGCCAGACCAAGCTGGGACAGTTCGGCGCGAACGCGCAGGAGCTCGGCTCGAACCTGCAGAGCGCCGGAAACGCGCTTTCCAGCATCGGCGACAAGATGAGCATCGTCAGCGGCATCGCGGCCATGACGTTCGGGCGCAAGGTGATATCGAGCACCGAGGAGTTCGGCAACGCGATATCGCAGCTCGGCGGCTACCTCGACATACAGGGCGCGCAGCTTGACGAGATGAGCGAACAGGCGCTTGACTGGGGCAAGAAGACTCAGTTCAGCGCCACCGAGGCCGCGAACGCCATGAACGAGCTGGCGAAGGGCGGCATGACGCAGGCGCAGATTTCGGGCGGCGCGATGCAGGCCACGATGGAGCTTGCGGCTGCTGGCTCATTGGACATGGCGCAGGCCGCGAGCGTCGCGGTTCAGGCGATAAAGACGTTCGGCATGGACGCGGCGGACGCATCCAGCGTTGCGGACGCCCTAGCAGGAGCGGCGAACAAGTCAACCGCCGAGGTGACCGAGCTTGCCAACGGATTCAAGTACGTGGGCGGCTGGGCTTCGATGGCTGGCTGGAACATCAACGACGTGAGCGGCGCTCTGGCGCTGCTGTCCGACCACGGCCTGCAGTCCGAGATGGCGGGCACGGCGCTTCGTAACGTCATGCAGAGGCTCGCAGCACCGACCGACACAGCCGCCAAGCTGATGAAAGCGTACGGCTTCTCCGTGCGCGACTCTGAGGGCAAGATGGTGAGCGCCACCGAGGTCGTGCGCAGGCTCAACGACACGTTCGGCAGTCTGGGCGATGCCGAGAAGCAGAACGTCCTGAACGACATCTTCGGCGCGAGGGCACTTCCCGCCGCAATCGCCCTGATGGACGAGGGCGCGGACGCGCTGCAGGGATACATCGACGCCACGACTGAAGTTGGCTACGCGGGCGAGATGGCCCAGAACCGCATGGGCGACCTCGGA